AGGAGATAGCTTGTATTATCTTTATTCTTTTGATAGCAAAGGTGCGCAGATAGCATTTTATATGGAAGAATATGGTAAGTATCAAGACTTGGGTGTAAAAGGAACGCAAAGTGGAGAAAGTGTTGGTAAAAAATATTATGGCAACGAACAAAGAGAATATAAATACACAACCAAAATGCCACCACCCAATAAATTAGATCGTTTTGTTGTACGCAAAGGATTAGCACCAAGAGATGAAAGGGGGAGATTTACAGGCAGATCCTTAAAAACAGTTGGGTTTCAAAAATCAATCACTTTTTTAATTGCAAGATCAATATTTGGAAAAGGCATAAAGCCAACTTTATTTTTTACTAAACCTTTTTTAAAATACTATAAAGATTTACCACAACAATTAGCTGAAGCATTTGGTAATGACTTTGAAGTATCAACTAAAAAAATTATAAACAATTAATGGCAATAGAAAAAATAAATATAAACAGTCCAGTCTATCTTAAAATAGAAAATACAAACTTAGCAAGTTGTAATTTAACACTAGCAATATATAGTGGTGCTTTTCAAACAAGCCCAAGTACAACTTACGAGCTTGTAAAAAACGAGGTTGCAAATAACAATTATGTTATATTTGAGATTGGAGAACTGATAAAAGATTATATCTCGTATAGCTTTAGTGGTACGTTTGGTAGTAATGGTGTCAATGTTTGGGTACAAACAACTGCAACACCTAAAAATTCATCTGGTGAAAGTCTTGATGCTATTAGTTCTATCTATTTGGCTTTTGATGGTGTTGGATATTTTGAAGAGGGGTTTGATATTACAAGCTCATCAAATAGTGCAACAACACAAACACTTACAAGACACAAAGGAAGCGTAACAAAGCTGATGTCTAATACAAAGATATTTAGAGAAGCTCAAGAAGTATTATACATTCCAGTACTTGCAAACCTTAGTGTAAATTCTGGAAGTGATACATTAACAGGTGCAACTACTGTAAACTTCAAAAATGGTGGTACAACAATATCAAGTGTAACAGTATCAACAGGGGTATCAAACTCCAATAGTGCAATAGAATATGCAACAAGCACAACTGCAACACTTACAAGTGTAGATATAGTAACAGGTGGATCAACAGAAACAATAGAAATAGAAGAACAACCCTGTAATAGATTTACAAACTTACCAGTAGTATTTGTAAATAAATCAGGAGCATTACAAAAAGTAAATTTCTTTTTAAAATCTATTGAAAGTGTAAACGTACAAAAAGATGAATTTAAAAGCAATACACTTACAACTGGTGCAACATATTCTATTAATAATCATCAATACAAAAACAGAAACATAAACAGTAGAGAAACGATCATATTAAATACAGGATATGTAAACGATAGCTACAACCAAGTTATAGAGCAGATACTTACAAGTAAAAGATGTTGGCTATTTAAGGACAACCAATATTTACCTGTAATACCACAAGATCAAAATGTAACATTTAGGACATCACTTAATGATAGACTTGCAAATTATACAATGACCTTTAAGTTTGCTTTTGATAAATTAAACACAATTAGATAATGAACGAAGTAAGTCTATTAATACCAGACATAGTAATAGACAATCCACAACCTGATCCAGATTTGTGGAATTTAACCACGACTAATTGGGAAAATGCTTTTAGAAAGTGGAATGAAATAAACCTTATCACAGACATAGATTACCAAAGACTTGATTTATTTGAGGATGAACAAATTAGTCTTACACAAACAATACAAGACATCAGAGACATAGAAAAAGTATTTACAGATTTTAGTAAGTCATTTAGTTTACCTGCAAGTAGTAAAAACAATTTATTATTCAGACACTATTACAGATCAGATATTGTAGAGGATAGGGTTGCAGATAGTATATTCAATGCAAACTCTAAATTAAGAGCGATACTAGAACTTAACTACAAAAGATTCAAAAGTGGATATATAGTTCTTAATGGTGTCAAGCTCAAGAACAATCAACCTGATAGTTACAACATTACATTCTTTGGAGAAACAGTTACACTTAAAGACAAATTAAAAGACAGAAGATTATCAAGTTTGGACTTTTCACAGTTCGATCACGCATACGATGTCGCAAATGTAAGGCAAGGCGTACAAACATTTGTAACAAATTTATCGGCAGGTACAACTAGCACGGCTCACGTTATCTATCCAATCATATCACATACACAAAGATTTATTTACAATAGTGGTGCAGGTGGTGTATTGACAAGTCAAGAAAGATCAAGCACAACAAGAAACCTTTTTGCAAGTGGCAGTCAATCGACAGTAAACTCAGGTCAAGCTACAGAAAGACTTGGAAGTACAATGGGTTTTGTATTTACAGACCTAAAACCTGCATTAAGAGTAATAGATATTATAAGAGTTATAGAGCAAGACAATGATATACAATTACAGTTTAGTGATGACTTTTTTCAAGAGACAGGACTATTTGCTGACTTGTATATGTGGTTACATAGAAACAAGGGTGCGATTGGTGTAACAGAAAGTAATGAGACTGATGTAAATAAAATAATCATAAATAAAATACAGAGCTTTACAGGGGAGACTGGAGATTTTTTTAGTGATGGTATATTTGGTTTTGTACCTGTATTTGATGGTGGTATATTTAGATTTGTTGTGGGAACAGGTGTTGAAAGTAGAATAGTATCAGAGAATATGCAAATTATTTGGACTATTACACCTACAGATTCTACAAAAAAGTTTACTGCAAAGTTAAGAAGAGCAGATACAGGAGAGATAGTTGCAGAACAACCCTACACTCAAACAGGTAGTGTAACATTAAATAAATTTTTTGATAGTGGTATAAATGCTTCTTTTGAACAACAAAACATACAATTTTTAATAGAGACTACAGAAACAAGTTTAAACTTAACATACTCATTACAGTTTAGAAGGCAGACAGATTCAGATTCACAAGATGACATAGATGCAACAATAACTGCAAATATAGTAGAACCAAATAGTTTGGTAGAAACAATATTTGTTCAAGACAACATACCAGACATAGGCATACTAGAGTTTTTGACAGGTATATTTAAAATGTTCAATCTGACTGCATTTATTGAAGATGATCCAAGTAGTGATGACTTTGGAAAAGTAGTTGTAAAAACACTTGATAGTTTTTATGCAGGTGGTACAAGCAGAGACATTACAGAGTTTGTAGATACAAGTGAGGGAGAAAGCAACTTTAGTGTACCATTTAATGATATACAATTTAAGTTTGCTGATCCAAAAACATTTGGTGCTTTCTTTTTTGAGAAACTAAACAATAGACAGTTAGGAAGTGTTAAAGCAAGTTCAACATCAGGTAGTGGTCGTGATCCTAGATTAAACAGAGGACAAGACTACAGGGTACAATTACCCTTTGAAAAAATGTTTTTTGAAAAGCTCACAGATGGAAACGACAATAGTGATACAACAATAGGGTTTGGATATTTTGTAGATGACAACCAATCACCTGTCATAAATAAACCTCTGATGTTTTTTAGAGCAAACACAACAGGTACAGGAATACAGATGCAAGATGGTGGTGGAACAGGAACACCATTGAGTATTACTCAATACAATAGAGCAAGTAATTTTAGAGTAGGTACACAAAGTGTGGTTATTGCAGTCAGTTCTGGAGAATCAAGTGCAGTAAGTTTTAGTTATGTAAATCCATCTACTTTTGCAACTGAAACAGTATCGGTAAGTCCAAACAGTTCGACAACAGTTAATCCCTTAGTTACTGGAAGTCTTTTAAGAACATCTACAGTATCAAGTGAATCAAATGTTACAACTACATTCACAACACTTACAACAGGCAATACTTTGAATTTTAGTACAGAGATCAATCCTTTTGTAGCAACAGTAGAGGACAACAATACATTATTCTTAAATTTCTATAGCAAGTATATTAGGGATGTATTCAGTTACAACAGAAGATTGGTAAAAGTCAACGCAATACTTCCACAAAAGTTTTTGTTGAGGTATAAGTTAAGTGATACAATAGTAGTTGGGAATACAGAGTTTTATATAAACAAAATCACAACAAACCTACAAACAGGTAAGAGTAGTTTAGAATTATTAACCAAAGTAAATACAATATCATAATGATACAGGGGATATTACAATTATTAGAGTTTGTAAATGGCGAAACTGAAAACATTAGGATTGCACAAGGTAAGTATGAATTACCAAAAACTTTTACAAGGACATTCAAACAAATAAAAAATGAGATAAAATGGCAAAAGAAGTAATAATAAATTTAGAAGCTAAAACAGATGAAGCCATAAAAGGTATTCAAGAAACAAAGAAGGAAATAAAAAATCTTAACAAAGAAGTTACAAAAGGCAACAAGGATACTGTATCAGGATTAAAAAATGTAGAAGCATCATCATCTGCAACGGCAGGTGGTGTTAAAAAAATAGGTGGTGCGTTCAAGGCATTGGGTATTGGTATTGTAATAGCAGCTTTTGCAAAATTCACAGAGGTTCTAAATGAAAACCAAAAAGTAACAGACTTCTTTAATACAACATTTGAAGTTCTATCTCTTGCTTTCAATGACTTTTTTAATTTTATTTTTGATAATGTAGGGGGTGTTGTAGATTCTTTTAAAAGCATATTTAGTGATCCTGTTCAATCAATATTTGATTTTGGTAAAGCTATAAGAGACAATATTGTAGAAAGATTTACATCAATGCTTGAAGCAGTAGGTTTTGTAGGGGAAGCACTTGTTAAAGTATTTAAAGGAGATTTTGCAGGTGCAGCAGAGAGTGCAAAAAATGCAGGTAAAGAATTATTTGATGTTGTTACTGGTGTTGATGATAGTTTTGATAAAACAGTAGAGACAGTCGGTAAGGTTGCAGAAGCGACAAAAAACTATGTAACAGAAACTATCAAAGCAGGTAAAGCAAATGTTGAACTCAATAAACAAGCAGAAATAGCAAGAGTAAGACAACAGGGTTTGGTAGAGAGTTTTGATAGACAAGCAGAAAAATTAAGACAAGTAAGGGATGAAGAAAGAAATACGATAGAAGACAGAATAAAAGCGAACAATGAATTAGGCAAAGTGTTAGATCAACAAGAAGAAGCTATGCTGAAACAAGTTGATATGCAGATTAAAGCAGCACAAGCAGAATTTAACAAAAATAAAAATCAAGAAAACACCATAGCATTACTTGAAGCACAACAAGAGAAAGAAGCAGTATTAGCACAAATTGAGGGTTTTAGGTCAGAGCAAAAATCAAACGATCTAGCTTTAGATAGAGAAAAAATTGAATTAGAACAATCAATCATAGATGCAGAATCAGAAAGAGCAATTAACAAAAAACAATTTTTAGCAGAGGAAATAGAAGGCGATGTATTAAGATTAGAAGCTCTCAAACTAGCAGCAGAAGAAGAAGCAAAAATTGAAGAAGAAAGACTAGAAAATAGAAAAAAATTATTTAAGGAAGGCACACAAGCATTTGTAGATGCACAAATTGAATTAGATAATTTTAGACAAGAAAATGATCAAAACCAACTAAAATTAGACAAAGAACTTTCACAAGCAAGGTTTGAACAAACAAGTCAAGCACTTGGTGCGTTAGCCACTATTGTAGGTAAGAATAGTAAATTTGGAAAAGCAATTGCCGTAGTTCAAGCGATTAGAGATACACTTGCAGGTGCAAACAAAGCATTATCTGCTAGTCCACCACCATTTAACTTTATACAAGCAGCAGCAGTTGTTGCAGCAGGTTTTGCAAATGTAAAATCTATAACTGCCACAAAAGACCCTGCACCACCATCGGGATTAGGTAGGTCAAGTGGAGACATATCAACACCCACACCAAGCGCTCCCTCATTCAATATTGTCGGATCAGACCCACAAACACAACTTGCAGAAGCTATAGGTCAACAGGCACAAAAACCTGTAAAAGCATTTGTAGTTGCAGGGGATGTATCAACTGCACAAAGTTTAGACAGAAACATTATACAAGAAAGTTCATTGGGATAGACAAAAACTATTAAATAATACGATATATAATTATGAAGATAGTTGAATTAATCCTTGATGACAACGAAGATTTAACAGGTATCGAAGCAATAAGCATAGTTGAAAATCCTGCAATAGAAGAAGATTTTATTGCACTTAAAGGAGAGATACTTACACTCAAAGAAGTAGATAAAGAAAAAAAAATATTATTAGGTGCTTTACTTGTACCTAACAAACCTATCTACAGAAAAAATGGAGATGAAGAATACTATATTTATTTCTCAAGAGAAACTGTAAGAAAAGCATCACAAATATATTTACAAAAAGGCAATCAGAATAATTCTACATTAGAACACCAACATACAATAAAAGGTCTTTCACTAGTAGAG